TTCCACCATATGCAGTACCACCTCGTCCCGCATTAGTTCCTCCTTGATTTCCTCCATTGCCATAGCAGAAATAGCCATTAGTTCCGAACGTACTCCATTGACCAGGAGAGTTTGTTGAAGAATTAGAACCTCCTGCGCCGACAAGCCGGACGTGAACGACAGGGACACCTGCGGGAACCGAAAAGGTTGATGTCCCGACCGTCGTGTCTACCCAATACTGCTTTCCAATTTCCCACGCGGGGAATGCGCCGATTTGAGTTGATGTCGCAAATACAGCGTTAGTGAAGAGAGATGCCGTTGCATTCCCTCCACCGCTCGTTGTAGAAGTAGCGATGAACATACTGTCTATCTTTCCGCTAGAGTTTGTGACGGGAATGACGTTTCCCTTCGTCGCGTTGTTAAAGGTAGAAGTTGCTATTGAGGTGGGAATAGCAAGTGTAGCATTCGTGCTTCCGAGAAGAGTAGACGCGGCGGCTTGCGCTCCCGTACCTATCTGGACGTAACCGAGTGCTGATACGGTAGCGGCGACTGCACCTGCGCCCGAGAATGCGGTGTCTTGAACAACACCCCACGACACAAGATTATTTCTATTAGCTTCCTGTGTTCCATCGGATAGATTATTATAGAGAATCGGGACAGGGAGATTCTGCACGCCGCTTAATTCATTGTTAGCTACCACGAAACCTGGATAATCCGTTATCTTAACGTCTGCTCCGCGTCGGTGAGCGAGAGCAAGGGAGGCGATAGTAGTAGTACCCGTAACAGAATCTATCCCACGCTGAAGTCCTGATACCGTCGTTCCGTTTGCAACACCGCACTCGTACTCTAAAGATGATGTATTTGAATCCACGGTGAGACATACGCGCCCAGCGAGGGTAGTACCATCGTAGAGAGTTGCATTTTCGAGCACCAAAGAAGTATCTGCCGTTCCCTCAGAGTTAGCCAAGTATGTCTCAAAGACTGCGGGAACTTGAGAGTTGGGAGATGGAGGATTTATCGAAGCGTAGGCGGTGAATCCGAGCGCGAGCGTCGCTCCGAGAATCACTAAGCCTTTGAAGATGTTTTTTAGAGTGTGCATATTACAGTTAATTATAGCAAATTGACTAGGTTGGTAATCCGTTAAGGAGCTTCCTGCCTTTATAGCGGCAGTCCTTAAACGTCGCTTGGTCTATCTCACAAAAACCTATGTTATTTGCTATGAATTGCACTTGTACATACTGGAATCGCGGCCCCATAACGGGGAACTCGTACTCGAACTCATACGCTGATACCACTTCTCCTCCACCGACGACATTTCCTCCTGCGGTGCGTGAGCCGACGGTCTGCGGATTTCCTACGTTCACATACGTTCCATTCCCATAGATGGTAGCGAACTTTGTAAAGGCTCCTTGGTCGAAGGAGAAATACACGTCGATATTCTGCGTCTGCTGAATCAATCCTTTCACGACAAATCTATTGAACTGTTTTATACCTGGAACACCAAGGTCAAATAGTTTGCTTTGCCAGTAGTTTTCAATGAGTGAGCCGAGGTCGTCGAATCCTGAAAAGAGCTGGTAGACATTATTGGTGAAAGAATCTCCTGCGATTAAGACTCCGTTAAACTCGGCCATACACGAAGCTGGTATATCGAGCATATCCCACTGCTGGCTATATATATTTCGTGCGAACATTATTGCGTTCTGTCCCTGTACTACTGCGTTGAGTGTTGCTTCGCACGCTACTAAATCATAATCTCCCCAGCGAAATACTACCGCTTGACCAAATCCGTATTGCGAGAGGTTGAGCGTGTCCGAAAGAGATGCGGGAACGACCGTAACGACTGCGGTAGCGGAGTTGTTGTCAATTTCCAATACTTTTATTTTAGGTTGCGAGGGGAGAGAGGTGTCTATGAAAACAATACCATCGTCCGTTGCGAATCCTCCACGAAGATACGGGGTACCGAGTTGTGAGCGGTACGGAAGGTTAGTTGGAGCACTGGGGTTCACGTTCACATACCAGCTTTTAGTTAAGTGGAGCGAATACAGCACTTGGTCAAAGGGAAAGAGTGCCTGTATATCCCCTCCTCCGTCGAATTGGTTATAAAACGACGAGCCAGTGGACACGAAGTCGGCTATACCCTTATTTGTTGCTTGTTCTGCGTAGTATTGAGCAAATATCTGCGACGGAGCAGTGACGAAGTTTATTGAATAGGCTCCGGTAGCGTAGTTTATCGTGCCCGTTCCACCTGCCGACGAGTTCATATTGCCATTTTTATCATCTATCCAATACTCACAGCCGTATATCGTTCCTCCTGAAGAATAAGCAGTGAAAGCAGATGAGTTTATGGAAAGAACGACGGTATTTGTTCCGACGTTAGTGACAAATCCGATGAGTCCGTTTATCTGCGTCATACCCGATACTCCGGTGATGAAAACCGCCTGTCCTACCGTAAGTCCGTGAGGGGTTGCTGTCTGCACCGCCGCGTTGCTTGCCATACTTATCGTCGTAACCGCAACTCCTCCCGTTGTCGCACCAGCAATTTCCACGTTGAAAACGGTGTCTATGGGTGACGGAATGCTTGGGAGCGTTCCTGAATATGCTGTTTGTCCCGCCGTTGTGGTGATTGCTTGTGCCGTCTCGTTTATATAGCTTGAAAGTATCTGCGCTCCATCGGTACACGACTGATATAAAACGTCCTCGTATTTATTTCCGTAGGCATCATTGCGTTGCCACATAAACATTATGTTCGAGTTTATCGAGGCATGACCACGGAAGTTTGCGGGAAGTCCCGCACCTCCAAAGAGGTCTACCACGCTCGACGGATTCACTACAGGTATTTTATAAATAGATGAGTTCGGAGATGTTATGTACACAAAATCACCTGCGATGTTTTGATAGGGCATTATGCACGTATCTTCTCCATTAGCGGCCGCTGGTAAGATGTTCGTACCCGCTTCTGCAAACATTCCTGTCGTTATGTTGTAGTACATAATCTTCTGCGCGTAGGTGTAGAAGGGTACTTGCACGTTATTATGCGTTACTCCGATGCCAAGTCCGGTCACACGCCCATTTCCTGTGAGAGCTGGTTGTGAACCCAGTTGTGCTGTCCCCCCCCGAAGCGAGATGTTGTCTTTGTAGCGACCTGTTACCCAGTTGAGTGAGGCGGGAGATTCGCCATCTTTTAACATTTTTAAGTCCTGTATGTAGTTATTAAGTCCATTCCACTCGGTAATCGAGTAGTCAGGAATGATAGTCTTATGTTTCCCGCCGAGCTTGCCGTGAGAGGGTGTCGCCATAGTTATTCACCTCCCATACTGATGCGCCTCTGGAAGTTTGCACCTGGAACGTCTGCACTTATAGGGAGATTCATTCTTGTCGTTGAAGAACGTTGCAAAGCGTCATCCCAGTTTACCATCGCACTGTAAATCAGAGACGCTTCTTTACTATTCCCTATCGCGTTCAGGGCGTTTATATCGTCGTAGGAGACGCCTTCTCGGTAAATCTGCGCCATTATGTACGCAAGAAGAGGATGGAACTCGGTAGGAATGTTGAGCCACTGCGTTGTGGCCGTAATGTCTCCCCAGTTTCCCTGATACGGAATGAATACTTGGTAGGTTGTCGAGATAGTACCGAGGAAGAAGATATACCCTTGCGCGTGGTCTACATAGAACACGTTGTTTTGCGAGAGTTGCGGGATAGCGAGGTTAAGTGGTATCTCGGTGTATATCTCGTACTGATTCGCGTTGTTATACAGCGTAATTTCCCCGTCTCGTGAGAGATAGAGAAAGGGTACGTTGAATGTAGAAGTCGCGTCGGGGATTTTTACCTTCGCAACAGGAGGAAATATCTGAGAGTAGCTTTGCGCCGCGAGAGACTGTGAATAATCATATGTTCTAAGTTTCATCCACGGGCGCATAAACTCTATGCGTATCCTAAGCGCATTGAGCAGTTGATAGAACGTCGTCGTGTCCAGGTCGAACCCTGGCACCAGTACCCCGACTAGTGTAAATAGCTGGGTTCCGGTCATACCTAGATGTTGCTATCGGAAGCTGAGGTTGATGCGCTTGCGGTTGAGATGCAGTATATCGCTCCTGTGTAGGTATGATTCGCTGAGTCGAGAATCAGGGTTGAGGAAGCGAACACTGCTGTCCCCTTGTACAGGGTCGCCGTGTTACCAAACCCTAAGTACACCGCAATACCACTAAGGTTCGAAATGGTAGCGAAGTTGCGTCCACTCGTAGACGTACCCAGTAGAAGCGTTGGGGTTGTACCACAGAGCGTCGAGGTAGCCGTCATAGGCACCGCGATACTGAAATTAGTACCATCGGCGCGTGCCGCCGTAGCACTAAGATACTCTCCGACAAATGTAAATGCGACTATCAGACCGAGAACGGTGAGAAGTATGTTTTTAGTTTTCATATGATTATTCAGGGTTAGTATCCCTGTTCCTTACCCCCATTTATGAGGGTAAGTGACAGACCTGCTAACGAGTGCTCCAATACTCTACGCCAGTAGTAGCTTGTTTGAACGAGCTAGTTGCTGAGCCAGAGATATTGTAGACCGTGAACGCAACGATGTTTGAAGTGGTCGCATACGTCGAGGTGATTATGAAGCCAGGAGTACCGCCAGTTTCTGTTGCTGGCAAGTCTCCTTCTAGATAATCTCCTGCCGCGATTCCAGATACCGTACACGCAAATGTGCCAGTAGAGGAAGCCGCGAGTGGCAAAGTGCCGTAGTATGTAGGATTACAACTACCAAACTGCGAGTTTGCATTCAGAGTCCCTGTCGGGCCTACTTGCAGTCCACCAACGAGCCACTGGCTGTTGATGTACGTCTCCGCCGCGTTACCAGCAGAACCGAGCAGTTTCGCGCTCCCAAAGAGATTCAATGAAACTCCAAGGAATGCGAGTCCACCCAAGACTCCCAGAACCCATAGACCAATTTTTTGGTAATCCATAATTGGTCAGATTAGTTCGTCGTCAGTAGCGGTTGAGCGTAGCTCGTAGCATTGACTTGAACGTCGAGTAACTGAGTGGTCATATACTTGAACACCTTTATGCCGTAGTAGCACCACGTCACATAGTCGTGTCCCACCTGACCGGACACAGGATTAACGTACAGACTCGGAGAACCTTGCAGACACAGACCGACCGAGCGCGACACCGCGAAGATGTTGTGCTGGATGACGGTTACGGTGCCTGAAGTGACTCCACCGATTTGAGCACCTGAGAGGATTGAACCTCCCCAGACGTTCGCACCAGTGTTTTGACCGATAGTTACCTGCAAGACGCCGATGCCACCCTGATAAATCGTCGCCAAGTTTGATGCGAATGCAGAGCACGTAAGGTTGGCGAGTTTAATCTGGTTGGTGACGTTGTTCGTCTGCGGGTAATACGTCGTGGTCTGGGTAAACGGTGCCGCAAGAGCCGCAATAAGGGCTGTCTGAGCATTCGCCGCGTTAGTCGCTACCAGAATATTACCTGCAGTTGTCCCGAGCGAGCCGGTGACGAAGGTGAAGGTAAGACCGTTAATCGTGAATGTGTCCCCACTTGTAGGAAGTGTTGAGAGGCTAAGCGCGATAGACGAGGTTACTTGGTTGCTGACGAAGATGTTGAACGACATAAACGCTCCGGCGTGACCGGAAACGGATACTTTGTCGCCCAAGACCGTAGTCTTGCCGCCCAAGTACAGAACAAGTGCCTGATAGACCTGCGGCGAGATAATCGCCACCGGCATACCTGTCACTTTTTCGAGCTTCACTTCCCCTGTGAAAGTGAGGTTCGGGTCATACACGACGTTATTCAACTGGAACTGCATTAAGCAGACGCTGAAAAGCGCCGCGATGTTGCCAGATGAAGGGACAACCGGTACGCCGGAGCTGGTACCACCAGTGACGTTGCCGTTGTCGATGACACTGGATGCGCCAAGATATGCCTGAGTGAGAACGTCGGCGTCGATTTGGAGGAAGATTTTGTTCATCGCCTTCTCCGCGTATGCTTTCTTAACGGGATAGTGCGCTTGTTCAAGGTCTTTCTCGAACTCATAGAACGCCGAGTCCTTCACATAGGTAATGACGAGAGTTTCGTCAGTGTCGGTCTGAGCTTGAGTGTTATAGGAGCCGTTGCCGCCCATATTCTCAACGTACATATCCGACATGTACGACCAGTGGATGGTGTCACCCTTCTTTAGCTTGCTGGTAAGCATTTTCTCTTCTGCGATGGCACGAAAGACCGGCTGTTTATAGTGGGTCGTTTCGTACACATCCTGCCAAACCTGCTTAAGGGTCTGGGTATTTGGATTACTTGCCACGATAGTAAAGTTATTATGTAATGTACTTTACCAGAGGGGGCTTCGAACAAAGAATCACTCGTCTCGCTCTACGATGCGCCCCATATCATCTCGCGTTGTTATCCGCATCTTCTCTTTCGGCATAGCGTCTATCATTCTCTGACGCTTCTTTTCTGCCGCGAGCATTTGATTAGGAGTCATATCGGCTGTGATTTCAGGCCATTCGTCTTCGGATTCTGCGACGGGTGCGGTGCGTGGAGCTTCGAACGTAGCCTTTTTAGGCGAGAAGAGGATTTTACCTATCTCTTCCTTTTCCTTGAAGAGAACGTAGTCAAGGTCTGTCTCGTGGTACTTCTCCGAGTGAGAAAGTTCGTCGATTCTCGCTTTGGCTAACGCTATCTGTTCGGGGCTGGCGTTCGGATATTCTTTTTGGAGCGCGGGGAGTATCCCTGCAAACTCTGTTTCAAATATCTGGTTTTGCTCGTCTTCAAGTGCTTTCGCTTCCCGAGCGGCTTTGTCGGCGCGATAATCTTCGAGCAGTTTCTTATCCTCGGCTGAAAGCGGTTCAAGACCTTTCCGTGCCGTTTCTAGAATTGCCTTTGTCTTATCCTCGTCAAAGCCGAGCTTCTTAGCTAACTCCTTCGCATCGTCCTCGATGCCCTTTGAGACGGTTTCATTTGGCTTCTCCTTGCTCTGCTCTGCTTTCAGTGCTTCGAGCTTTTTTTCGTAGTCGGCTTGCAACTCTGCACGGAGTTCTGCCTTGTACGCTTTGAAATCAAACGGTGGTTCCTTCTTCGAAACCTCCTCTGGTTTTGGTTCCTCGACTTTTGGCTCCGCTTTTGGCTCGGCTACTGCGTCAGGCTCCTTTGGTATCGTCGCGGCTGGTTCTACCACTTCCGGCTCGGGAGTTCTAAGACCAAGTGTCTCTAACTCTTTTTGCGTTTCTTCAAACGCTTTCACATCTTCCTTTGTTGCTTCTGGTGCGGCCATACGTTTTGTTTATTAAGAGCATTAAACGTCTGCTCTATTGACTACGGTTTGTACAGCTTGCCGTCGCTGTCTACTTGGTAGCAGATTAGAATCCCCGTACAGGGACTCTATCTGACACTAAGAAGCGGGTGTCTCCGGTGTTGCGTCTGGTGTCGGAGCGACATCTGGCGTTGCACCTGGTGCAACGTCGGGAGTAGCTTCAGGTGTCGGTGCAACCTGAATGTCCTGCGGAACGATGCTGACCGGCACGCCCTCGGCGATGGTGATGGTGCGTCCGTCCTCACAGAGGATTGTTGCACCCTGACTTGACCAAGAAGTTAATAGCATTTGTAAATGTTAGCGAGTAATGTACTAATTATACCAAAGTGAGTATTCATCGTATCGCGTTGTATTAAAGTTCGGCGTCGATGATTTGCTCTAAGCTGGTTAGCTCGGACTGATAGTTCATATTGAACAGGCGTAGAAACCCTCGGCACTCGTCCTCTTGGGCTTGGAGTATCTTAATCTCTTCGGTTGTTTGAGCCTTCAGTCGCGCTCGGAGGATAGATTTTATGCGTGTCTTTACTGAATTATATATCTCCTGTGCTCTTGGATGCGTGAAGAAGTCGTTATCCAGCGAGAGCTTTTGTGCAAGGCGTTCCCACTCGTCGATTTGAGCTATGGATTTAGGGTCTACGTTGTCTCCTGTAAACTCGGCTTTGAGCTTGCGTATCTTCTCGCTAATGCCTATATCTATCATCGTTATTGAGCCATTTCAGGCTGTGGTGCCGCCATAGGACTTGGAACAGGAGCTTGTGGTGCTGGTGCGCCCATAGGAGGACGAGGTGGTTGCGCCGCTCCCGCCATTTTTCCTTGGGGTGGTGTGAATGCGCCTGGATTCGCCTGGATTGCCGTCCTCGCGTTCTGTTGTCCTCGTTGTTTGCCACGTTGCTGACCGTTCTGTGAAGCCATTTGAGCGTGCGTAGCAGCATAGAGTGTCATAGCCTTAAACTTCTCTTTACCTAGTTTATTTCTATGCTCCATCGCGTAGTCAAGGATAATCTTCATAAACGTGGTGTCGGCGGCGTAGTTAATATCTGGCTTCTTATCGGCCAAAATCTCTTGGATAGCAATATGCGCTTTAGCCACAGACTGCTTTGCGCTATAGTTTTTCGTGTCGAGGAACATTGTTATTTGCTCTTCGTTCAATTCACCGACATCACGCATAATACCTGCATCACGCATCTCGGAGTTAATGTTCTGACTCTGCGCCAATAGTTCGTACATCTTGATTCGTCCGTCCTTCTTCTTCTGATTCTCCGCTTTCTCGGCGGTTGAGGAGATGACTTCCACTGACAGCATTCCACCTTTGAAATCAGTGTCGGCGCGTGTAAGGACATCGGGTTCAAGACCTTCGTCGCCAAGTACCGTAATGTACATCTCCTTTGACATATGGTCTTTGATGCCTTGAATGAATCGCACACCAATTTCGCCCCAGCATTCGGTGTATGACTGTGATTTTAATCCCAGACGCTTTGCAGTGGCTGAAGACTCCATATACGCCACGTTTACTTTCTTAGCCGCGTTCATCGCGACACCTTGTGAAATGTCATTTATGCCCGTGTCTTTTGCTAATTCTTTATTCGTCCAGTCGAGAAGCTGGATAGTACCATTTAACTCTGGCGTTTTTATGCTGAATAGGCCTGATTCTATCTTTCGTGTGCCGCCTTTAGTATCAACACGAACAAGCGCGTCCGGTCGGTATGACGCTTCATCGAGTTTAGCAACATCAGGGAACATTTCAGGGTCGTACAGCCGCGCGTTCATATTCTGCTTCTCACGATTCGTTAGCTCTTGGTTGTACAGAGTGACAACGGCATCTGCTACGGGGTAAATCTGGTCGGCGTATGCCTGTGTCCAAAAGACTTTATTGTCATTGTGCGTGGCCCACGAAGTCCACGGATACAGGTCTTGCGAGAATATGTCTTTGAGAGGCTCACAGCGCACCCACGTTCGCGTCCACGGGTCAAAGAGGACGTAGTATCGCTTGCCTTTGTGCGTGAGCACCCATTCTACAAGGTTAAACGTCGGTTCGCCTACATAGCTGTTACTCGTCGGGTCGAGTCCAAGCACATTGAAACGCTGAAGTTTCTCTCTATCCCATTCGGAGGTCTTTTGAATAAACTCTTTATCGGCCGAGCGTCGGATAAGCTCGTTCACTTGTGATTTATCGTAGATATCTGATGCGAGCAACTCTGATTCTGTTCGTATGATGCCCTCTTCACCAGCGAAGAGATGGTCTTCGAGCAATCCACCACCGGCGGGCTGACAATGGAAATACAGGGGGTCGGTGTTGTAGAGAAAGTTCTTATACTTCGGGTCTGATGATGCATATTCTTTGAGAATGGAACGTCCGTGGAGAATGTTTAACTGCTTGTCTACCCGTGCTTTGTAGTCCCAGCGTGCCGAGCTGTCATAACTTGCTTTCTCGATATTGAATGCTCCTTGGTACTTTTTAGCCTTGAAATAGTCTGCGGGGTGTTTCTCTTTAAATCTAAGCTCAATCGGTTCATCAAAGTCTGCGGCCAAGGTGTCGAGCATACCGCTAAAGACGGGTAACGGAACGGAGAAGAGTGTGCGGAGCTTCTTAGGCACGTTACCCGCTTTGAGGTTCTCGTACTTCTTCCACTTAGTGATGAGAGGTTGCTTAAACCTATCAGAGACAGCTAATTGACGCGCGGCTATTTCAGTGAGCCTGTCGCGTACATCTTCTGACTGTTCAATGTTGCTTTCGTCTATGTCTGTCTGTAGCTTCTCGTCTTCAGTAGTGGGCATATAATTGCTCTAATTATACAATAATGACCGCGCATCGTAGTGCTTTGGCTTTGAGGCTTTTAGCGTGTGCGGTGCAGTGCGTCTGCTTACACGGCATATTGCATATCTCACAGCGCGGATAGGGAGCGTATCTCGATGAGATTTCTCGTAGGTTATAGCAGTAGGTACAGCGGGAGAACGCTATCATCAAAATCTGAAAGTTCTTGTCCTTCGACTTTGGTACGTCGTAGTAGTTATCACAGTAGGGACAGTGTACTTTTATCGTCATACGGCTCTTTGTGGCCTAAAATCACCCTGTTCGAGCGTTTCCATAATAGACTTCGGTGACTCGTCGAGTCCTGGGCTTTCATAGGCTGGTTGTTGGTATACCTTAACTGGCGTAACGCTAGATTTGATTTGCATTGCATAGGAGCACGCGTCCATCGAATGACTCCACTGATGCTCTGGTTCGTTTATTACTTTCCCTTGCGCGTCGGTGCGCCAAATATAATTTCTGTATTCTTTTATCACGTTGACTGACGACTTAGTAACGGAGACGCGTTGTGCTTGGAGAAACTGAATGCGTTGAAGCACAGAACCTTTCCCTTTAGTTGAGCCTATCATCGTTAATCCGTAGAGTCGCATTTCATCTATGCTCTTCGGCTCTGCGGCATCAGCTATCGTAGGAGCTGGGGGTAAGGCGAGAATAATATCGGCAAGTTGTTTGTTGCTTAATCCTTTTTGAAACGCTATTTCATTGAATATGTATCCACCATTAAGATATGAAAGAGACACTATCGCACTAGGGTCATTGGTATAGCCAAAATCTAGCCCGTATGAGAGTAAACGCGCTTCGTGTGGTATGTCGTCGATAATTTGCCAGTCTTTATAAATCTTGCCCTCTATTTCTCCTAGCTTCCCTTCTCCGTATACTCGCCACCACGTTCGATTGGTCTGGTGCTGTTCGATTGACTTAACTATCTCGGGGTCAAGAGCTTCATTGTCTTTATAGGTGAGCGTCAAATGGTCTACATCGTCACGCTTCCCTAGAATGTCCGAGTAGAACCAGAACTCATTAGCCGGATTCCAGTCTAGAAAAATAAAGTCCTTAGTGCGTATTTCAAGCTGGTCAAACGTCTCGTACGGCACGTTATTCGCTTCGTTGATGAATAACCTATCACGTCTCGGGCCGCGAACCTTGCCTGGCTGGTCAGCACTAAAAAACTCTATTTTGCTTCCATTATGCTTCCAGGTAAATACATTGTCGGTTTTATTCCAATCGCCGTATTCGTAGAACTTTAACTCTTTGAGTATTGAAAGGAAATCGCGTATAGAGCCTCGCTTTAGATGAGGAAAGGACTCAGAGACAATGCTAGTTATTGTCGGCACTTTATCCATCTGCGAGAACTCTATGAGCAGAATGAGTATGGAAATAGTTTTAGACGCCGACGTTCCACCTTGTACCGCTCGGATACGCTTAGTCAGTGCTTGAATCTTCTTGGTTGCTGTGGTCGCTTGGTATCTCATTGCCGAGTATTGAAATAGGTAGTTCTAGTTTACCATCGAGCGTCGTCTTCCTTGCAGGACTGCCCTCTAACATCTGCCACATAAGCTCGCGATTCTTCTTTACAAAATGTTTAACAATTTCTTCGACTTCATCGGGATTCTTTTCAAGGTACTGGCGCACTTTGTCTTTTATTGATATAGAGCCTTTCGGACGACCCTTAGGATTACCAGACACACCCTTCTCAAAAGGTTTAGCTTTAACCTTCTTTACCTGTTCCTCCCCTGTTTTATCAGGGGCTACGGGTATCTCGACGACTATGTTGTCTTGCATACAGGTTGTCTCATTAGATGCGCCAGTATTTGCTTTGTGTATATCCAATCTTCTCTAAAGAAAGAATCCGTTATGTAGATGATTCCTTTGCTTGGAATAATCACATTGAATCCAACTCTGTTGTGTACAGAATATAATTCTACTTTCTCCCCTGCGAACAAAGAAAGCCATTTATGTAGGTTCTTTTGAGGTTTCATTGTTTGCTTTTATCATATTAGCCATGATTCTCTGTGATTCTTGTCGGGAGAGGTGGTACTGTTTGTCTTTCTTCTGCTTCTGAGATTCGTATGCTCGACGTGCTTCTCGGTTGAGATGATTGCGCTTTTCCAGTAGGTCGTACTTGGTCGTGGGTATCTTCGCTTCGGGTGTCATTATGCGAGTGGACGCTTTGTGGACTTCCTGCGGAGTGCTCGACCTGTTTTCTTAGCCACGCCGTGCGTTACCTTACGAGGGAAACGCTGGGTAGGGTCTTTCATCTTGGTGTTTGATGCTTTTTGTTCCATAGGTTATTTTATTAGCTTCTTGTACTGTTTAGCGAACTTCTCGGCTTGGGCTATCTCGTCGAGCCATTTCTTTATGGTTGCGGCCGCCATTAGATTCTTATTCTCTAGCTCGGCGATGGCACTGATAGTGTCTTTCGCTTGCTGTTCCGTCGCGCCTTCTTTCTTGCACAGCTCCATAATGTCTTTATCGGGCATATTTGGCTTGTACCCTGCCGGTGCGAGTGCTTCGAGCGCGTTGGTGTTGTTCACGATTTCCTCTCTCCGTATCTCTACGTTCTCCTTGGCGTTTACTATCGCGGCTCTGGTCTTATCGTATAACGACTGGTAGCTGAACTCGCCATCTTCATAGAAGATAATTATATAGCCCATATTTATCTGAATGCCGCGCTGTACTCCCCCGCCTGGTGCTTGGCTTATGGTCGGCGTGTGCGTCTCCATAAACTTATTGGCCTCGTCTGACTCTGCGATTGAAAAAGATTTAATGCGTATCATACGCTAACTATACCCTATTTATTTTGCAAGTGGCGGGTTATCAACACCCCTATGCTGTGGGGACGTCATATAAGAAAGTTTTTCCTCGGTCTAAGAAATGTGCCGTCTTGCTTTATCACTCCTAATGGTCGGTACTTCCGCCGCGATACAAAAAGCTCATAGGACATATCGCCTTTAGCAAGGTTACATTTCGCGCACGCATATACTAGGTTGTCCCTACTTCTTGTACCGCCTAGCTTTCGTGGGATAATATGGTCTACCGTTTTTGTCTCCGGCGTTAATTTTATATTGCAATAATGACACTTCATCTTCCTCATACCACCTCCACCGTTACCTCCTTAAAAACTGGCCTCCAGACTCCACCAATCTTTACCGGCGGCGCACTCTCGTCTATCTGGGTGATGGTGCGGGTGGGGTGACTTATGAGGTGGTATTTGTAGTCTTTGCTGTGTTCAGTTTTAATCCAGTCTCCTTGAATGTCCCAGCCTTTCTTGTTGAGGTCGCAGATTATCGCTCCGAGCCGTGAGATGTAATTCTGTAAGCACCAGTTTCTCGTAATGAAGCCGTTTTGTTTCAGTTGCTCTATGACGATTTGTTCTTGTGTCTTCTTCATACAGTCCTATTTAGATGGGGAGGGTGAGTTAATTTCACTTAGAATGTCTTGTATTTCTGTATCGTTTGCCGCTCGCCGATTTCTTATTCCGGTGTTGCAAGTCGGGCACGAAAGTACAAGATTTTTCTCATTGTCGTCTCCCCCTTTTGAGCGCGGCGTGAGATGGTCGATATGGTAGGTATTGTCGTTCTCGTCGAAGAACCTTAAATGTCCACGTTCGCTTATATCAGCCCGTGTTGCTTTCTTTCCACAATGGTAACAAATGCCTTTCGCTTTTTTAGCGATTTGGTGTCTAAGACCTTGCGGCACCCATTTACGTTTTACCATACGCTCACTATACGCTACTCACGCAATACACGCAACTCCTAACTGTGTATAACCCTTTTACTGAAGCTCACGGTTTGGGGGTGGAGTGCAAATGGCAAGGTTCGTCCTTTTGACGACCCAAGAACGCTATCTACGCTTGGTAGCCGCGCCATACACACTCCACTTCTCTTCTACCTATAGGTATAGCACAGAACGGCATACCCTGACAGACAGGGCTTGTGTATTGTTCGGGAGATGCGCGGCTAGATGGTTCCTTACCTCCACCACTCCGGCTTCGTATTGCGTTCAGACTAAGGATGGGGAGACTATGCCGAGCCGTTTATCCCCACTTTCCAGAGAAGTCACTCCCTGTCTGCCTACAATACGGAATACGTTTCATAGAGAGTTTCGGCACAACGTGTGCGTATACGATTCCTCTAATCCCCGTGTTATCAATCGCGTTTAATGACAGCCATTGAAGATGTCGTTCCCCTATTTGGTAAAACTAAAAGCGGCACAAAACGCAAAAAGCCCCAGCCGAAGCTAGAGCTTTCTACGAATGCGATACAATGCCGCCGCGCGAATGACTGTAAAGCCGTTCTCGTGGCTGTTATTGGACACATTCCAAGTCTTTGAATTGTATTGCATTACTCCTATTAAAGCAAGTCCTGATTTCAACACAAGGAGTTTATCCACAGGTCGCATCACGGAGAAAAAGATGCTCATAAGTCAATTTTAGGCGTTATAAAAGAAGATTTGCGCGACCCTTGACAACATTTCCTTCGAGAGTTTTGGTGAAATCAGTCCATTTCAGTCGTGGCGTGGCTTATTTACTGGCGTGAAAGTGAAAATATGGCGTATATATTAGGTATTTCATTGACTCTCTGATATACTTATATCAGACCCAAGGGAGAAGTAGCGCCTGAGGGAGTTGCAAATTGAAAATGGAATACGTGTACAACGACGGAGGCCGAGAGGCCGCTGGGTACAAAGGCAAGACTGGTGATTGTGCAGTTCGCGCAATCTCAATTGCCACTGGAATACCCTACGACCACAACTACTACGCGATAAATCAGTTCGCTCAACTGGAACGAACGGGAAAGCGTAAACGAGGAAAGTCTGACGCTCGTAAAGGAGTTTATCGCTCAACCTTTGACCGAGCAATGAATACTCTAGGATGGACTTGGACACCGACTATGCAAATAGGTTCGGGATGCAAGGTTCACTTACGAGCAGAGGAACTTCCGAAAGGCCGAATAATCTGTGTGCTCTCGCGGCACTACGCGGCGGTGATTGATGGAGTCTTAAATGATACTTACGATTGCTCGCGTGGAGGAACGAGGTGCGTATACGGTTATTGGGCAAAAACATAGCCACCCCGCCAGAGGTAGCCACTTACTAAAAGCATACAGCCCTGCATCGCAACTTGCAAGGGCTGTTTTGCTATCTAACTCTCCCTTACTGAATGGGGGTGTGGAAAACTTTAATATATCTATATTCTATGCTATACTTTACTGATGAAAACCTTTGATTGGAATAGCGAATCGGCGAAGAAACACAATCCATCGTATATCGCTTTTCTTAAAAAAGTACACAAGTCTAAAATAACACAGGAGGATTTCGGAAAGATGTATGCCGAGGTATACGACAAGCAAAACATATCAAGACACGCGCCCGCAGATGGCCGCTCAGTGTATCGCCTTCTAAAGAAAAACTTCGGATTCTTCCTCTAACTCTCCCTTACTGAATGGGGGGTGCTCCTCTTGGGGTATCTTCTTATAAGTACTCTATCGAGATTTACCGTTATGTCGCGGCGCAAAGATTTTCCATTAGCAAACGGCGTTCCAAGAGATTGAATTGTGAGGCGCAAAACCGACAAAATAAAGCGACAATTCCAACAACACTTAGATTCGTAGTCAGTATCATTCGGGTCATCGCGGAAGTTATATCTCAATCCGCACTTTATACATTTATTCTTCTTCATAGGGGGGTAATTAGGTTAGGGACTTCATAATACTACTGTGGGGAGGGCACCTAGTAATTTCATACAGTCCATTATAGCTCGGTCTTGTGGGTAAACATCTCTCGCTCGTTCTGCCATTCTCGCGTATCGTGCTTTACCTAACTGCTTGTACTTGAAGTCGTAGTAGTCTCCTTGTTTTTCCTTCTCCCAGTGATAGGCGTGGCAGGGGAACCAACATATCGCGTCGCAGTTTAATGGGTCGAATCGTGTTCCTTTGTGTTGCCGCGCCCAGAAGTGAGAGTTGGTGAGTCCTCGCTCTCCTTCTTTGTACTGTCTCTTACAGCGAACGCACTTATACCCATCTCTCTTTCTAATCCAAAGTGAGAACTCTTTATCTGACTTAGCGAGTGTCCAAATGCCGCGTTTCATTATCAGTAATTAGGGGTCTGAAATATTCTAGACTTTATTGACGACAGATTCTTCGCAATGACTTTCACTTCTATTTCTTTCTGTCGAAGCTCGATGCCGTCATCGGTGGCTCTCCAAGCTCTCTTAATCTTAACATCCGGCATTTCAGGGTTCTGTTGCTCCATTGAGTAGAAGTAGAGAGATTCTGCTTTTTGGAGGGTGGCGATACGGAGCATATAATCCGAGTATAACGCTGTGAGTTTTTGCTCGTATGATTCTAGTGCGGCGCGGCTGAGGTGTTCGTCGCGCACGCCTTGTAGTATTTCAGCGAGATTCATATTCTTCGCGGATTAACTTCTCTAGCGCAAATCGCATCGTCTCGGCTTCTCCCACTTTATACTTCTTTGCGTATTTTCTAATAAAGACTTTCTGCGCTTTTGTAAGGCGCACAAGCAATACTTCGGGATATTCTTTTGCCATATATAAGGAAACGATATCACAATACGAGCGATATTGCAAACGAAAGTTATCCACACATCACCTATGCAGGACTTGACTGCGATATCGCACTCGTGTATCATAGCCTTTAGAGATAGAGACACCGCCAATCTTGTTCACGCTCGATTGTCCGGCAGTTGAAACTCTAGGTGTTCTGAAAAATGGACACTGCACGAAATATTAACCACCTTATATTTCCTGCTCCGCGTCGCTTATAAGGGGCGCGGAATAGGGAACCAAACAAACTTATGTACTTCATCCCACTCGGTTTATTCACCCTCTACAGTCTCTACGTTTCTTTCAGGGAGGTATTTAGCTGGTAAGTATGGACGGCGACCCTATTAAGAAGTGGAACGAGGCTCTTGAGAAAATCTTGTCGGATATGAAAGAAATCCGCGAGATGAATCAGAAGACTCTAGAAATGCTCTCGGACGTTTATAAGAATATGATTGACTAATATGAACGGCACTAAAATAGAAATGATGTGGTGCGGAAGTTGCGAGAAGGAAAAGAGTGTCAATCAGTTCTCCATGACCGACGACCAAGAAGAATGTGATGACTGCCTTCAAGACCAGGGAGATATGGCTTATGAGGCTTGGAAGGATGGACAATATGCTTAAACTTATGAATGACAATCTATACTCATCGCTTCGCACGCTCCTAGAGTTTGTCGAGCGCAACAACAAAGGAGACAAGGAAATTGACGTACCGCACGCCGCCGAGATTGTAGAGACATATCTTAATAGCTTTGACGAATAATCTTATGCAAAAAATAATTCGTGAGACAGACAAAGAGCGTGGCATTGTTCAGGTTACAGTCGCTGATGAGCGTTGGTACTTGAAAGCGGGCAAAGATGAGATTACTGGTATCCCTACATATCAAGGCGTGCCAAGTGTTACTTGGATTTGCGGCTTCTATCCTAAAGGCATTGCGTTCTATAAGTGGCTCGCTGATAAGGGATGGGATGAAGCAGAAGCTATTAAGAGCGCGGCAGGTGACAAAGGTTCTCGTGTCCACCTTGCCATCGAGATGATTCTAAACGGGGAAGAGTTTAAGATTGACACCAAGGTAATGGACAAGACTAGTGGGGAGATGACCGAGCTTACTCTTGAAGAGTTGATTTGCGTTAAGTCATTCTGTGATTGGCGCGACGAAGTGAAGCCAGAGGTTCTTGCTACGGAAATAACCATCTTCTCCGAGAATCACGGCTACGCCGGAACGGTAGACCTCATCTGCAAGATAGATGGCGTTATGTATGTCGTGGACTTCAAGACTTCTAAGCAGGTGTGGATGGAGCACGAGCTACAAGTCTCCGCATATCGTGCGGCACTCGAAAGCGGCGAGAACCCGCTGTATGAGAAGAATGCGAACGGCACGGAAAAGGGTTCAATGATTGACCCTTCAAATATGAAGACCGCCATTCTGCAAGTGGGATACAACCGCAACAAGAACGGCTACAAGTTCACCGAGACGGTAGACCGCTTCGATATGTTCCTCACCGCGAAGAAAATCTGGGCGTTAGAGACTGAAGGACAGCATATCAAGGTACTCAATTTCCCGATTGTGCTCTCCGCAGGGAAGCCAAAAGTATCTATGCCCGAAGTCGCCGAGATTGCAGAGAAGAAGCGTGTTACCAAAACTAAAAAATAACTATGGACTACACAATCACAGAAATCATCGGCAAGAAGCAGGGCGTATACGAAGGTAAAGACAGTATTCGCTTCAAAGTAAATGGTGTCGAGCACCAACTCTCGACTCTCACAAATCAAGCTACAGACTACGAAGTCGGGGCAGTTATTCACGGCACCATTACCTCAAAGGAAAAGGACGGAAAAACGTATTACAACTTTCAGGAGAAGAAAGGCTCTTCTACGTTCTCAAAATCAGCCCCTACAGACCTCGGAAGGGTAGAGATGATGCTCAAGGACGTATTGAACGGTCAAAGGACTATAGGGGGCGAAATTACGGCTATAAAGAGCGTTTTGTCGGACATTTTGTCCAAGATAGACCCGATACACAATGACCCAGGCTTCTAAAAATTGCCGACTTAACGAAGGACTGCTGGACGTAAAGCCTCCAAAGAAAACAGCACCAAGGTATCCGCACGAGAAGGACTTGATTCCGAATTATCTGAGGGACTGTTTTCTAGAGAGTGTGAAGACAGGCAAGCGGTGGGAGTGGTCGGAGGTATTACCAGAGTTACAAACTAACAAATAAAACTATGTACGAAGATTCATTCTGGGAAGACAATTGGGGATGGTTTGCTCTTGGGTTTGTGGTACTGGCTTTATTAGCCTTTATAGTTCTCAATCTAGTAGGTATTCATATCAATACAGGCACCGGACAGCATACCGGATATGTCACTACTATTGAGCAAGAAGGCGTGTTCTTCAAGACTTGGACGGCGTATGTAAAAACGGACACTACTTCTTCACAGGAAGATGCCTACTGTGTTATTGACCCGAATGTTGTTGCTCAGTTAACGGCAGACGTTGACGCTCAGGCGCACGTTACTGTTCACTACTTCTCGTGGCTATCGGCAGGTATCGCAAATTGTTCTTACGAGGGAGCAATAATCAGTTCAGTGGACAGCGTTAAATAAGTATTACCAGCTAAAGAACCTGTGGTATGAATCCCTCCCTCGCTTTAGAGAAGACGCTGGGGTTTGGGGTGGAGCTTAAAAAGTGTAAGAGATGTAAACAACGCAAGATACTAGATAATTTTCGCTCGTTCTTTGTTAAAAAGGTTAAGCGTCACTACTTCCGTTCATATTGCAAACAATGCCTAAACAAAATAACCAATATACGCAGGCGCAAAAATCCTAAACTCAAGAAAAAAGAAAACAAGCGGCGACTTGATTATTATTATCGAAATAAAACCCGTATTAATAAAGCACGTTCGCTTCGCCGTAAGTTGGGACGCCCTCAACGAGCAGTACCTAACAACTAACCATTGAAGATATGAAAAAAAGAAATATCACTAAAATTGAAATAGCACTCGAAGAACACGAAGCACGAATGGTAATGCACTGTCTTGATTATTGTCATCATCGGCTCACAAAACACAAAGCTAAAGGATTGAAAGATTTAGTTCGACTTACACGAGTTGATAAATTGCGGAAGGAGTTACTTATGGTATTTAACCCACCGACTCCGCAGGCCACACCGCAGAGTCGTTCTTCGCTAACTTGAAATGATGGTATGAAAAGAACTAAAAAAATAAGAGTGGGAAATCTATGTCGTCCTCGATGCTTGAGTGTTTGGGTAGACCCTAGAAATGCTGGTATTGGCAACTATAGATACATCTGCGTAAAACAAGTAGGTGAGTATTCGTTCATACAAGAAACAGAAGTGAATGGAGTAGTTTATAAAGTTAAGACAACACACCTTCTATGAACCTACACCAGAGACTGATTGAGGACGTAGATTGGAGTGAGTTCAATAATAAATTCCACGACCATAGGCACCACGTTCAGCTAAAGGATTTCATCAAGGAAATGATGCTCCAAACTCTTTCTCGGCAGAGGAGTGAATTAAGAGAGAGGGTAAGTGCTATGGAACAGACTAAGCCGATGGATATTGTGGATGAATCGCTCGCTGACATTGCCGCAGACACTAAAGGTGAGGCATGGATGCTTGGATATAACGCGGCTCTTGACGATTTGAATGAGAAACTCGTATGAAAAACTGCCCCGAATGTGGAAACCCAATAGACCTAAAGGTGGGAGAAGCGCTAAGTGATGGTGCAATAATTGGAGAGGGTGCTAATAATATTTGTCGTTCATGTATGGAAAAGGGCTGGAAATCTTTTGAGGGTATGACGAGTGCGGAAATCGCTAAAGAGTTTGAGGGTTCGGGTCTTGAAGTACCATTAGCTTCTCCAATTCAACGCCACGACCTATGACTTACGACAAAGAAATCAGACAAGAAGAAGATAAACTCCTCGCGGAGAAAAGAATCGCGGGAACACAAAACCCATTACTTTAACCCCTAACCTAATTACCCCCCTTGAGTATATGAAAGACAATCCTCTTACAGTTCGCTACAATGGAGAGCCATATATTTGCCTCGATGTCGAAGATACGAAACTCAACATAATTCGCGGGGATGAAACTTTCAAACTAGACCTCCCTATACGCGTCGCCCCATTCAGTAAGGGAGAGTTAGAGGAGGGTGGATTTAGGGCGACCTCCTAGTTTCCCATTTTTCTTTGAAGATAGTGCTTTCTTTGGCGTTCGTGCCTTTCCACCGAGCGTTCCGAGAGCAACCGCGTGTTTGTTTTTCATATTTTTAGTAGTTATTTATTTTTCCATTCCTCGTAATCTGCGTCATATTTCGGGGCAACTTCGCAAGGACAAATAATACCTACCGCCGAAATCTCTCTTTTACAAAAAGGACAAGTTAGAATATCGCCCATTTCCCTTTTATTCTCCCCCCAAATGTCATTCTGTTTGTTGCTCATATCCTTATACTATCCTAACCGCTTTAGTTTTGCAAGTACCTAGAAAACAACCGGGATAACCCCTTGAGTCCCCACCCCCCATTCAGTAAGGGAGAGTTAGAGTAAAGCATTCTCTACAGTTTTTAACCTCGCATTTGCGATTTCTACATACTCCTTCTCCCTTTCTATGCCTATGTACTGTCTCCCGAGTTGTTTCGCAGCTAAACACGTGGTTCCACTTCCTAGAAATGGGTCGAGGACTACATCTCCTGGCCGAGAGCCGAGGGTGATGAGGTAGGACATGAGGGTGAGGGGTTTGATAGTGGGGTGGTGGTTCGCGCTGGGCAGAGTCATCATTCGCGCCTCAACATCTTTAATATCCTTGCTCGGTTCTTCACTCTGCCCATTAAAGATTTTGCGCTTCTTTGGTAGAGCATCTAGTCCCTCATTCTTCTCCCGCTTACTAGCTTTAGGGACGATGAGGAAAGGGAGTGTCTTTGACCACGAATCCAGACTGAAATAGCGGGAGTAGGAGCCACTGTCAGCATATCCCTCACTAAACTCTGCACCGATTTCACTTCCCATAAAACCAGCTTTCGCCCCACGAACCGCACCGCCTCCTTTAATACTGCGCCCATCATTCAACACATCATCCGACACGATGAGATTTGCGGGGAAGCGGCCATTAGAATTGAAGTCGCCAATCAAACTTCCTTTCGGGTCAAATCCGCCCTCGGTCTTTGCGTTCTTGAATGATAGATTTTTCACAAGAGCCTTCTCTGCGTCATCTGGCTTGTATGGAACCCTACAATCATCTAACCAAGTAATCCCCTTCCCGTTCTTCAGTGCTTGGTCTACAAAGGTCTTTTCAGAGAGAGGCTTCATAGCGACGATGACTACTTCTACTGCGGGCTTGGGTTGGAAGCCGCCGTATGAGCCTTCGAGGGCTTTGGCTTGGTCTGTGGCGGGAGCAGTTATCTCGGTTAAACGGTATCCGTCTTCTCCCGTTTGCTTCTTATACTCTCCGTAGTCGTTCTCCATCGAGCCGGTTTGGGTAAAGGGGTTGCGCTTCGTGCCCACAACCTTGCGCTCAACACCAGCCCGTTTATCCACCATCTTCCCGATGTTGCTGGCTTTCGGGAAACCTGACGCATACGTCCAGTAGATAGGCGTGAAGCCGATGTTGAATCCAGCATCCTCCAAGAGAATCATCATCCGAGCGCACACGTCGCTTCTCGGTGCGCTCATTACAAAAGCGAAAGCACCTGGCTTTAACACCCGATGGCATTCTTTGAAGATGCCGATGTCGGGAAGTGTTTTGTCCCAGCTCTTGCCCATGAAGGAATATCCGTAGGGCGGGTCGGTTACTAGAACGTCTACCGAGTTTGCTTTGAGTTTCTTTAGAACTTCGAGAGAATCCCCAAGAATTATTCTATCCATTACCTAAAATATACCACAAAATAAGCCATATAATAAAGTTTTCCACCTCATATAGAGAGCAAGTGATTCATTCGTTCCCCCCATTCAGTAAGGGAGAGTTAGATGCTATACTCCCCCAGTGAAGCCCTGCGGGGAGAATGAGTGTTGATGGGGGAACTTTACACGTCGTTTTCTTTCGCGACGCCGACTAATAGAACATAAAATAAGTCGGATTCCCCACCAGCACTTCTTCTCCCCAGAGGACTGCACTACCCGAGGGCTTGACATAGTAGTATTACAGAGGAACCAGGTCATTGTCAGGAGGAGGTATGAAATACTGCAAAGGTTGCGGAAACGGCGCATGGGGTCAGATGATTCAAGGCTATCATCTCATCTGCTTCAACGTCGTCCTATGGCGTGAAGCGAAACGGCGTGAACAGCGGGCGGCCAATCACAAGCGAGGTACGGAACAATGGTCTGCAAAAAGTGCAGGAAACAAATCTCAAAAGGCGATTACTTCACGGAGTTAACGACCAACAAGGATGAACGCTTCTTCTATTGCCAGCCCTGCACGTACGAGGTCTGGAAGAAGGAGTTGGAACAGGTCGCTGCGGCGGCGAGGAGTGTGAACTGATGTTTAAAGACCGTCATCATCGGCTCCCGTCAAGCCTAGGTGGCACGCGGGAACCCAGAAACATCTCGGTCGTGTCTCAACAGCACCACCGAGCGTACCACCAACTTTTCGGCAACGACTCACCACGCGAAGTGGCCCGGAAGCTGACGGTGATATGGATTAACCCTGATTGGTATATGGTGGCAGTCCCGCGAGCGAAGCGGAAACCCATCATTATCAAGAAAGGCACGGTCCGTATTCTCGTTCAGGTATTCGATAGAGGCACGCGGAGGTGGGCACGTGTCAAAGCATCACTTCGGAAATAGGAGATTCTATAGGAGGTTTTATGTCCAGACTACGCATAGGTATTCTCTGTCTTCTGTTTATCTTCATCATCGGGTACGCGCATCGCTCGCACGCCGATGTCATCGAAGCGACCACGCTCATCTGCGATACGTCCGAAAGCGTGCAGTACATCGTCGAGCACACCACCAGCAAGGATGCTTTGATGAAAGCGATGGACGTCGTAGACAAAGACAAAAAAGTCTGCGTCATCGGCCCCGTCGCGCTCATCCCGCAGGAAGCGGGTAAGCACGTCTTCGACGGCGCACAGCAGGAAGTGGTCATCTGGAAGGTCTTGGTCGTCGGGTATCGCGATGAAAATGGCGAACCACACGATGTTCCCCCGACAATCCAGTACGTCCCGCTTCTTCTGCACAAAACTACGTCAATTTGAAGGGGGTGGTCTTCATCTCCCGTGGTGCTGGGTTATGCACTAGGAACGACTTTATGCCGTTCCTTTTTGTACACTCTGTATCAGAGAGTCAAGAAATCTACGTGGACTGACAAGGGGTAGCTCTATCTGTCCCCCCGCCTGACTCTCCAGACGCCGTTTTTGCTCGGTATAGAACGATATATTGGACTTTGCCTCTTTGATACGTCGCTCGCACAGTGCGATAGAATGCTCTAACATAGTGAAGTATGTTATTTAATAATCTCTCTAGTGTAGCCGTATAGGTTTATCAACACATTACAGAGTGTACAGTGTGGCGTAGGTATCATATAATAATTAAGCCGTTGTGAAGAACGGCTGCCCGTCTCCTCTCGCGCTACCAGCCGAAGAGCATAACACTTCATCGTATTTGGTACTCCTTGTTGGCGCGGGAATAAATAGGAATCCTGTCCACCGTGGCTAAGATTCCCGGGCGTTAGGAGTGATGAGAGCAGGATTCGGTTCGTCAGAACCATTGGACTGCCTGTGCATAGGAAGTGTCCTGTCCTGCTCCCACTACTTCTATGCTATTTACAAGCAACTTAAAATCCAACGCCAAGTTTCACATTCTAAAGTGTAGAGGGTGTGCGTGTCTTGTAGAACGCGCTTTGAACGTAAAAGAAGGGCACGCAGTTTGCGTCGAGTGTAGAGCATTTAATATGAAGCAACGGGGTACGGCCCGAGCTTTGAAGAAACGCGGTGCCCACAAATCCACCAATTTGAAACGCCGCCGTTATCCAAGATATACTGAGCTACCGTATCCTGCAGTTCTCCCGAATAAATATTCTCAGGAGTAGTACCGAACATATCCGAGTATCGTAACCACGTTTTTATTTGAAACTGGTACTTCCCATACGAATAGTAGTCATTAGTGTCAAGAACTTTAATCGTTGTGCTTCCCATTGACTCGCAATTTGACAATGAGTTCATCCATATTGTCTGAGGCGCTAACTCTGCCGCTTGTGCTAAAGGTGCGCTTAATACTGACGCGTTGAAGTTCGTCATCATTAAAGAAACAATAGCGACCAACACCGACATAGCGGTGTGGGGCTGTCAAGGGCTAGTGTGTCCCTGCGAGTGCTTTGTTAACGGTCGAAGTACCCGACACGATACCGATTATGGTGAGAATCGTTGCGAGGATACTGGATACGTCTGCGGGGACGAGAGGAAGGATAGCGTTACCTGCCGCGACCACGAGACTTGCGATATAGAGCCAATGAGCTGGCACTTGGAACCACGATACTGATGACTGTGACATTGTAATGATATTAGCTTGTACCCCTGCATTATACCAACTATCTGGAAGCTCCAGAGACTTATCAACACCCTTGTCAACAGTGTGTCCTTGACGCGTGGTAGTATCTATGTATGAGAGAGAACCGCACAGAACTCGTGGTTTTACTTAGCACTTTGGTAGACATCAAGGACAAATACCCTGTCCTTTATAGAAAAATGAAGAGCGAAGTGTTAAAGACATATCAGCAGGTCACCCACGCCCACTATGAAGAAAGACCGTTTACAAATACTCCTAGCGTTGCGTAGTACCCTTGACAGTTTATCCTCGCATACAGGTGAATGTATTGAATTAAGTGAAAAGAAGAAGTGCTGTAAGAGAGCGATAGGCGACCCGAAGTTCCACCGAAAGTGTGTTTTGGAATACAGCCAGATTGCTGTAGAGCTGGCTAAATATCTACAATGAAAGCTGTCCGTATTTTGTGCCTCGATATCGAAAATACAGCTCTTGTAGTTGAGACGTGGGGAGCCTGGCAACAAGACGCTATACGGATTATGCGCCCCACGATAGTCCTCTGTGTAGCGGGGAAGTGGATGAATGAAAAGAAGCCTTTTGTATATGGATTAGACGACTATGGTAGAAAGCTCGACGACAAGCAGGTGATGAAAGCTATTTGGAAAGATATGGACGACGCCGACGCTATCATCACTCACAACGGCGACCAGCACGATTTGAAGATACTCAACGCGAGATTCTTTTTTCACCGCCTCGGACTCCCCTCTCCGTACATTTCAATAGACACAAAGAAGTTGGCTAAAAGAGTCGGGAAGTTTCCTACGAATAAGTTAAAGCACATACGCGAGTATTCAGGACACACCTTAAAAGAAGATTCTGGTGGATACGGAACGTGGGAGAAGTGTCTAGAGTGGGATAAAAAGGCGTGGAAGCACCTGAAAGAGTATTGTATGAACGACGTGGTGGCGACGGAAGCAACGTATCTTGAACTTCGTCCCTACGCTTCGTCAAACTACAATCTCTCTGCCTTTCAAGAAAGAGATGGGTGTCCTACGTGCGGAGGCGTGCATCTCATCAAGCGAGGTTTTAATTATACAAAGACAGGCAAGCGTCCTAAGTTTCAGTGTACACGGTGTGGCGCGTGGAGTCAGGGTAAGCACCAGAAACTAGTGGACGTTAGGTAAGGTTCCTCATCAAGAAATCGTTTGTTACACCCAAGTGAGATGATATGTAGGTTGCGTACTGTGTGGGGTTGTTCCCGTCCGTGCTGGGTGCGTATCCTGGATACGAGCCGTCGCCACCGATATAGGTCAGGATAGTGAGTTCAGGATGATTCTTTATGACGTTCTTAGTACATACTTCCGCGTAATCTTGACCGAGAATTAAGGTGGGAAAGATAGCAAATCCACCAGAAGAGCGTTTAACTGGCTCGTAGATAGGAAGATAACCACCGTAGTAGTAGCGGTAATTCCCTGGGTTATTTATAGCCGGGTTAGCGTTCTCGAATTGCCATTGGTACTTTAGGAAGTTTGCGAGGCTTGGCGGGGTGTTTTCACTCGTTTGGGAGGGTTCTGGTGGCATTTTAGTGGGTGTTAGGTCTATTTCAGTAAATGGGTCTTGCGGATTCCACGCGCCGCCTTTCTTAAACATTGTGTATGCGGCGACCGCGAACGCCACGATAAGACCCGACATCACTTCAATAAAGGTCATACGTCCAGTTTAGCATCTTTTAATACATCCTCTTTTTTGAGCTGGGGAAAACGACAACTTTCGCACGAAAATCTAGTCATCCCTGAAACGTGATACTTGCTCCCCGTGATTGGCTTCTTACAGAAGATACACGGTGGGGAGAAGCGGGTCATAGTCCCAGTAGGTTTCTCACGAACTGGATAAACACAGTCATATTCAGCCAGCCGTTAGGATTAGGTGTGGTGGCTATAGTCTTGTTTAACGTGAAACGCTTACCGGTGAAGAACTGGTAGTCCCATGCGAGTTTTTTGCTCTGTTGTAGATAGGAGTCCCAGATGAGCCAGTATTCATTTGGCACTGCGTTATAGACTTCTATTTGATGACACGGTTGCGCTCCTGGTACGTTCTGGTAGATACCATTGGCATCAGGTTCAGGCCACGCGAACACTCCGAGGGAAAGCGGAGAGAACCTTAGCGCGGAAAGCATCATAGCGGGCGTAGGATTGACGAGCCACGAAGAGCCGACGGAGTAGTCTACGAATTGAGCCTTAGCCAGTTTTATAAGGTTCTGGGGCGGCTGGGTATAAAAGTCTTGGTAGGTTGCAGCTTGAAACGGCCAGTCAGACTCTAAGACACATCCACCAGATTCAAGAGCAGAAGCTACCGTACCGGCGTCATTCCCGCCTTTTTGTCCCGTGCCTGTAACCGTGGCGAGGAAACGGACAGAGTATTCTGACGTATCACTAAACTGTTGTCTCGCTAGGGTTTCGATGACGTGCAGGATTGATTGTGAGACGCACGAATCAGTCTCATACCCCATCTCGTTTTGTAACTGGTCAGTGTCAGTCGGTAGGTACGTTGTCCAGTCTCCGCTAGGGTTCTGGGCGACATCTCCTAACCGACCATCACCAAAATGTTCATCCCCATCTTTTATTATCGGGTCTTGGTATCCTGCTTTTATCATATCTTCGTTACTAATTTAATAATGCTTCCTAGCGTGTCAGGGCTGCTCGCAGCGAGTGTTAATATCGCCGCGCCAAACGCCCACATTATTTTAGTGTGGAGTCTGGCCGTTCCATTAGTCTGAGTGACTTTAGCGATGATGATGTTGTTGTCGGTTTTAGCCTCGGTGCGAGCGGCTTCGATTTTATCACTGAGGCTCTTTTCAAAGCTGGCGAACATATTGGTTATTTCCCGTGCTGAGAAAGGTCGTTCTTCCTCGTAGCTTTTTCTAAGGTCTCGTCCCAGTCTCTCTGCTCCTCGTGCTGCGCGTCGTTGTTTGTCAGTCATATCAGTGCCTACACTCATACCCAAGCCACTTCCGCTCGCAGCAGAACGCCCAGCGTGGGAGATGATTGAGGAGCTTGAGGAAGAAGTCTGTGAGAAAGTAGCGCATAATCGAATTATTGAGTCGCCACCACGTTATAGCTGAACACATCTCCAGTGAGCACCGATGCCGAAGTAATGGTGAAGCCTGTAGTTGAAACTGATTGCGCGTCTGTGAGAGCGGCCGTTCCCGAGTCTTGGTTGAGGAAGACGTGCATTGAGACTCCGGCGGGGTATGGGTGAGCGAAGAGGACTCCGCAAGTCGTCAATCCGGTTCCTACTGTGATTGAGCCAGCGCGTTGATTGCTGTTTGAGCCTACAGAGCCGCCGACGCAAGAGGTGAGTGTAGGAGCATCTCCGGAGACTATGATATCTCCCCACTGGTCTATTTCTTGGAAGAGCTTTGTGACGGTGTTTTCAAGGCCTGCAATTATTGATACAACGCCATTGTAGCCAGTCTGAACAGTACCAGCAGTAGTGGAAGCGGCTACTGAAACGAACTGTGTGGTTGGAGTGGTAGTTCCGATACCTATAAATCCTGATGAGTTAATAGTCACCGCCTGCGTTCCGGTCGGGGTCGTGGTACCTGTAGTAGCTGAAAGTGGGGCGGTGAAGAACTTTATTGTATTCACTGCATTCATACCAGATGTTCCACCACCAAAATCTAAGATGTTAGAGGTACCTGGGTCGTCTGCAAATATCATCGCAGTAGGCAGATTTGAGGCTAGGGTGTATGGAGGTGAAGCGATACGCGTTATCTTTCGTGTGTTAGTGGTGAGAGTGTATAGATTCACATCTCCTCCTATCACTGTTGGTGTCACACCATCCTGTATGAAGAATTGAGGATAAGTTGCTGGTGTCCAAGTATAGCCGCCGAGTCCGAATAAGGCGGGGCCAGTCACAGTCAATTCAGGTGCAAGATTAGTTATGGTTCCTTGCCCGTTTGTGATGGTGACAGCATTATTTGTCGCAATCGAGATTGATGAAGTCGCCGTGAGGGTTGTGCCGTTCGATGCATAATAAGGAAACTGGCCAATTGTGCCTGAACCCACAGTGCCTGAACCGCTTCCTGAACCAGCATATACGAGGCCAGTAGAAGTAACATTTAATACTCCAGCAGTAGTGGTTCCAATGACAAGATTCCCCGTATCTTCCATTGCATATTGGAGATTGCCTGTACCGCCCGTAGAGTTATAGAGAGTTGTATATGCGCTGTCTTGTTTGTTTATAGACACTACTTTTGTCCAACCATTCCCCGTATTAGTTATGAAATCTGCTAGATGACAACCAGCATAATCCTCGGCAGTTACTCCTACGATAGTAAGAGTACCGCCATTAAGGATGTCCTGCGCAGGACATTCTACGTTCGTACCTTGAACAAATGAAGAGCCTGTAATAATTACATTCGTATTTGCGCTATTTTGTATGACGATTGGTACATAGTTGACGCCAGAATCGCCAGCCGAGCTTTCAATGTTCCCGCCAATGATGCTCACACGACGAGTCGTATTACCTATATTAAGCTGTCCGTTATCAAGAGATGTATTATCAAACTCAAAGTCTTCCGCTCCTGTGCCTGTGTCCAAACAAGCCGTCGTGGAGTTGCAGTCTCCCCACATTCCGCCAGAGAAAGTTATGGCTTCTCCAAAGTTTGTGGAGCCTTCTTCCCTAAACGCTTCTGCGTTGAGATGAACAAAGTCATTGTTGAAATCCAAGAGATACGCATTACTTCCAGCCACGACTGCGCTTGTAGTGCCGAAGCCTGATATCTCTACGTTATTGAGCGTGAAGTTACGGACACCATTTGTTTTCCCAATTTCAATAGCCACCTGATTACCCGCAGTCCCACTTCCCGTGAACTTGCAGTTGTTGATAGAAGCATCGGCTCCTGATGATTGTGCGAAATCCAGGAGCGTACTGGTGCTGAACGCCGCGCCAGTCCAGTTAAGGGTAGTGCCGCCTCCTGGGTCACAGTTGATAGTGAGAGCTTTGCCAGCAGTATTTTCCACTATCTCCGTTGAGAAGTTATAGGTGCCGCGTGGAATATTGACTGTGGCGTGGGTTGTGTACAGAGAAGCGTAGAGTGTATTTATCTTTGCTCCAATATCTGCCCCAGCAAATTGCGTAGCATCATAAACGCCCCCAAGATTTGCAACCGTAGATGTCGCCGTTGATGTTGCAATTATATTTTGAACAACAACCTGTCCAGCAACCGAGAGCGTAGAATATGGAGAACTAGTACCAATTCCAACATCACCACTAGTATTAGTGACAATTGTGTTCGACGGTGTGTTAAGTGCGACAACGAGAGGAGTCTTTGAGTCTGTGCCATCAAAAAGATTGAATGATGTATTGCCGAACTCTCCGAACTTCCACACGGAGCCAGTACCAACAATCTGTAACGAAGCGTAGTTACTGTTCGCGTTCAGAGTAAGATAGTCGCCGAATCCAGAGGAGTAGTTCTGGAAGAGAGCGTTTTCATCTGTACCGTTTGCTTGAATGACATTCAAGGCACCGCTATTTGGATAGGCAGATATATCAGTACCGTATCCTATGTTAAGTCCACCAGTGCTTCCGACGTTGAGTACATTCCCTGATGAGGTTTGCACAGCGAACGGAACTCCATTTGAAGAGTTTACGGATAGATTTGCCCACGGGGTTGTTGAACCAATACCTACATTCTGATTTGTAGCCACAAACAGCGATGATGTGGCAGTAAGGGTTGTGCCGTTCGATGCGTAATAGGGGAATTGACCAGTTGTGCCAGAACCAACTGTTCCAGAGCCTCCACTTGCTGTGAGGCAAGTTCCACTAATCGCATAGCACCCCCCCGTGATATTGAAGCCGTTCGACGCAGTTGTAGAACCAGTATTAGAGACTGCGAAAAGAGTAGTGGTTGCATTAGAGGTTGAAGAACTGATGGACAAAAGATTAAGCCAGTTATCATTGAGTGATTGCGCGTTAATCGAAAACTCTGCGGAAGGTTGAGATGTGCCAATGCCAACCCCGCCAATTCTAGTCGAGGTCGTTGATGCCACAGTGAAAGATACGTCTCCCAATCCTGTGCCATAACCTTGGGCAGAGAATGGCACTGTACCGTAGACATATTCCACCGCAGCATATGAAGAGGTGTTGGCAAACTTTTGAGTCAATCCAGTCCAAGAAACTTGGTCTACAGCCGTAGAGTCCTGATTGACTATGAAGTTAGTTATTGGAACAGTCACATTATTATTTATCTCCACTGTATCGTTCGCCGAATTGAATGTACCGCCATTCAAAATATCTTCTGGTGTCGCTCCGCTCGTGTGGTCGCTCATATAATCATTTCCTGTGGACATCACCGACATTGCAGGTTGATTAGAAAGCATCGCAAAGAATGGGTATGATACTGCTCCAGTATTCGGGTCTTCAAAGTGGTTACTCACCAATCTCCAAATATTTGCAGTTCCTCCGAACTGGGTGCTAAAGAGTTGACAATCATCTATACTGTTATTAGAAAATGTCCACTGAACGTTTCCTGATGACTGCACATACACACAATAGTTTGATATTGATGCACCCGTTGAACTGTTTGAATCGGCAAGTATTGAATTGGTAACGCGGTTATTTTCCCCAACAGAACCACTTGCAGTCAGAGATTGTATGTTCACCCCATTTTTCTGAATGGCACTTCCATCGATATTCAGAAGGAAGATGTTGTTGCCAAGTGACACGCCAACTCCAAATGATGTATCGTTCACGCCCTGCATAGTAAATCCAGTCGCACCATTAGTGCCTCCTAGACATAGACCAAAAGCAGTTGCACTTGAAGATACATTAGGTGCGACAGACGCACCCACATTCCCGACCCCTGCTGGGCCAACTATGGATAGATTATAGATGCCGATTCCTGCGCTTGAATAAGCAGCTACGTTGTAAGTAAAGGCACAACCAGTAGAAGCTGTATAGTTAAGAGTCGTGCCCCCACTTGCATAAAAACCTGTGCCTCCCGCACCAACCAATCGTGCTGGCTTCCCTGACGTACCTAAAACAATAGGAGTTGAGTAACTATAGACGCCTCCTGGGATAAAGATTGTTCCACCGTTTGAAGGAAGAGCGGCATATGCGGCGTTTATTTGTGCTCCAATATCGGCACCAGGGAAAGAAGTAGCCGTTAAAACACTATTCAGATTCTGTACTTGCACATTACTCGTAAATGTAGTCGAAGCTGTGTCGAGGATGCCACCGCTAAATCCTACGAGCGAAGAAGTCGCGTTTCCTCCCCCAAGTTGATTAGGGAAAGGGTAGGAGAAGGATGAGCCAGTGCCAGTTATGTTGAGAGTAGATGTTGCAACTGGTGTGTAGTTGCCGCTCGGTTGTCCGATGAGGACATAGCCATATCCTGGTGCGCTAGGAACAGTTATCTGCACTGCATATGCGAAAGTCACTGGTATGAGGATTGCACCGAGAATGTACAGTATTTTTTTTATCATACGACGCCAAAAAGTCCGTTGTTCGGTGGAATGGTCATTGTGACCTGTTTATTTGTCTGACTCCACGTCCAGTTTACGGTAACTCCGTCTTCGTCTGTGGCGGGCATAAGTGCGTGGTCACTCACGACATATGAAGGCTGTGCCGTTGCCGTTGCAAAGGTAAATACCGTTCGTGAGCCGTTTGGTGTCTGGGTAGGAGCAAGACGGGTGAATCCGCTTGATGCGGCAGTGATGTCTATATACCCCGCTGGATTAAGCGCGACGGTGAATCCGCTTTTGAAATTGAGAGATGTGGCGAAGCCTATAGCAACCGCGTTACTCAGAATGTTGAGGTTGGAACCGTAGGAATATGTTTCTGCCTTTTTAACGAGCTTCTGAATGTCCTTTATGTCCTTTGGAATTGAGGCGTAGGTTTTCTCCAAGTCCTTTATAGATTTCTTTATTTTATCCGACTCCTCAGTGGTGTCGCTCTTGTGCTGATTTAGTTTCTTGAGTGCAGACTGGTGACGCTTCTCTATAAGTTCAGATACTTCAGAGAGCTTTGATTGCAGTTCGTCCAGCTCCTTCTTGCCGAGCTTTTCGTCGAGCTTCGGCCAAAGAACACCAAACGCCTCTTTTAATTCCTTTTCTATCTGGTCTACGTTCTGTTTGTGCGAGTTGAGTGCGAGGCTGTGAGCGTTACGATGTTGGAGGAGCGCACTTTGTGTCTCCATTCTACTTCGATGGAGTGAGGCTTCGAGTCCGGTTGATTTGGTACGAAGTTCATCGAGAGTCTTTGCTAATTCCTTATCATTCTTCTCTTTAGAGCCTTTTAGTTCTTTTATAAACTCAGGGGGGAGTTGGAGCGACAGAGAGACAGCCTGTGTCTCTGGTGATTCCTGTTCAGGTTCCTTTACTTTCTTTCGTTTGACAGTGCGCTCCATAGTGTATTAAGTATAGCTTATAGGGCGTTAATCGTAGCCTCATATTCACACCACTCCACACCTAAATCTGCCGCTAAAAGCCTTTCATCTCTTGTCGCGTTGTGGTGCGGAGTGAAGTACAGAGCGTGGGGGTCGTTGCCAGGCTCGCTAGTGTCACCTTTCTTTCGTTTCTTCTCGTATGCTTTGTCGAAATCATCTACTTCTTTTTGAGTAATGCCTTTATGTTTACATTCCAAATACTCACGGAGTTCATGGTACGCGACTAGCATCTCTTTGCGCCAGTCGTCCATTGAGGAGACGAATATATCAAGGTCGCCGTTCTTTTTAACAGTCCAGTCTCCAACAGTCTCGTATTGTTGTTTCTTATGTGGAATGATTTTTATAGATACATTCATATATCCCAGTTTTTACCGAGGTCTTGGCGGTACACCATACCTTTGAAATAAATGTTGTCTTTGATATATTCTTTCACTTCATCTCGGACTGCCTCTAGGTCGTCGCCCGTGCCGGTCACAGTTAAGAGATAGCCTGACTTGGTAGCGACAAGGTAATTACCCTCGTCGTCTTTCTTGAAGTTCTCCAAATGGATGTGCTCTAACTGCTCATCACTGAAATCGTCCTTCGGTTGTCCTTTAGCATTGAGTATCCATAGCTTTTTTCCTATAGATGTAGCACTGTCCTCTACGTCTGCTTCGATAGGAAAAGGCTTTGCTACTACCACTTGCACAATGCCAAAGCCCCTTTTAACGTCTATAGGTAAATCTTTTCCCTTAGCCATCGCTTCCAAGAGGTCTGCGGTGGGGACTTCCAAGCCCTCGGTAAACTCATAGGAGGTCGCGGGGATGCCAAAGCGGGAGGTAGGTTCAAAGGCAACATATCCGTCTTTGGTGATGCTTCCGTTAATGTCAAATACCCCACGGTAATCGTGCTCTTTAAGGAGTGCGGTAATTTCAGGACGTAGGAGTATGTCCTTAAATATCTCGTTGTCCTCGTCTACTCCAAGAAACACCGTACCCATCTCTCCCGTCACTTCACCAAGGTCGCCGTCGGATTGTTTTTTATATTCTTGATTCAAAAATCCCACTACCTTCCCTTTCTCGTCCCGCAACCAGTCGTGGCCATTGAAGAAAGCGGATGCCGCCATCTCTGTACCTTCGACGATTTCCATCAAGTCGAAATCCACATCTCCATATTCCGATTCGTTCCACGACTTCTTTAGTTTCTCCAGGTGATAGAGCATATCAACCCCTTCGTCGAACTTACCCATAGTGTTTAGAAACTTCGGAGCGTCGCCGTTCTGCTTCATCACATATTTCTTGTCTCCGTTGTCTTGTATAAACTCTATCGCGTCGTCGAAATCGGTGAAGTTATGTGATTCGCTCTGATGAAAGCCCGCTTTCTTGAAGAGCTCCTGTCCGAGTTGTCGATTGTTCTCATATTCGCTCATCGGCTCATTCGTACCTACTACCCACTCTCCTTTTTTACGGAGCCAGTCTTGGAGTCCAGCATTTTCGCACCCATCTATGACGAAAATATACTCTTTACCGAGGTATTCGTGCCAGTTGGTAGCTTTCTCCACTATGCCATCTCCTATAGCCTTATAATCGGGATTTGGGACGTATAAAACGACCTGTTCTCCCTCCTGTTGGAGCTGGATAGCTAGGTCGAGGAGTTCGCCGTAGCTGGAAAATACGAAGAACTTGCGTTCCCGTTGTTCCTTTTTACTCATTGACTTTTCAAAGGTGGTCATATATAATTAGGGTATGTTTCTAGCGCTACTTGAGTTGTTTGCTGGGTTCGTCATATTGCGTTGGGCTTTATCATAAGCCTACAAATCCTGCGGCATCTTTAAGTCCTTCGCCGACCAGACCAACGCCGCCGACTCCTCCCACCACTTTTGCCAATGGACTCGTTGCCACACCCTTTGCTATTGTCCCTATCTTTGAGGGGAACTTCTTAGCGAGTAATTCTGCGTAATTTGCGTAGCCTTGTAACTCTGGTAATACATCGTGTCCTGTCGCGTTTTTTAAGTCCTCTAGCAGAGAGTTAGCGTAGCCTTTTAGTGCAGGGTTCTTCAATTTACTCGCTATCCCGAGTAGTTTTGATTCTCCGCTTTGCTCCGTGGAGCCAAGTAGGTTTCTGGTGAATTGGTCGGCTTTGTCTATATTCTCTGATGCGGTCTTGAGTGCTGTTTTTATTTCAGACGTAGGCGCGGCGTCCGATACAATGTCCTTTAATCCCTTTTGTATGTTCGACAATATCCTATTAGAGCCGTCGAGTCCTGGCTTGTAGAAAGATGACAATTGCTCTTTGAGATTGAGTAACCCCCGAGCAGACGTATCGTTCCAGTCTTTTATAACGCGCATCATTCCGCTAGTTATCTTCGTCTCGTCGCCGTTTAGTATGCCGCTATTTATCAAATCCTCGGGACTATTGAACATTTTGGAGGCGTCTTTGAACGCCACGTTGCTTTTTATCCCATCTACAATATCCGTACCAACACCTTTGTATGCAGCCGCGCCTCGAACGCTACTCATAATTGCGTTATCGAGCGTTTCTTTTATTCTCTGCGCGGGTACTTTTATATCAGTCGGCAACGAGCCTTTAACAGCTTCAAGGTCTGCTTTTGATTTAGCGATGAAACGGTTGATAGCGTTGCTAGTTCCATCTACTACGTCCTGAAATGTTTTTCCAGAGATAAACTTCTTAGCCTCTGGGTCTGCTATCTGCGCTAATGTCTTTGCTTCGTCACTATTTAGAATCGCCCGTTTACCAAAACTTGCGACCTTGCTTACTATTGGCAAGAAATTGTCGATAATAGCATTGCCGCCTTCTGCCAATACTCCGCTAATAGCACCTTTCTTCACATCCCCCCCAGACTGTACGGTTCCTATCGCCGTATTCGCGGCTAGGGTAGGTATCTTGCTAGCCATAGCAGAAACGAACTTAGAACCGGTCTTTGCCAGAGTCTTTGCACCAAGTGCCGCGCCTTCTTCTTCACCGACACCTGTGAGGTAGGGGGCGACTGTACCTATCGCATCTCCTACATCTTGTGCGGCCCCTTGTGGAGCCATCGCCGCGCTGAAACTCTGTCCTGCTGGACTCGAAGTATTACCAAATCCCTCTTTACCTTTCGCTTGGTCTGATACAGTGACGCCTGGTATTGCACCTACGGCGTCTCCTAAACCTTCTTGTATCTTCTGTCCGATACTCGCTAGACCTTGAACAGCACTACCTTCTGCTTTTGCAACACCCGTAGCGATATTACTCATCACGCCTCCCTGTGGAGTAGGTTGAGGCAAGAAACGGTTAGTGGTTGGTGTTTGTGGTGTATTTGTAGTAGCTGGTGTTCCTTTCGACAGTAGAGCCGCGAGTGGATTTGGAGCAGTACCACCACCAGTTGCGGGAGTCGGAGTGACTGCCGGTTTCCCCTTAGCCAGAAGTTGTTGGATATTCGCCATATTATTGGAGCGTGTATCCCGCTGATATAAACTGCTGTACTTCGGCAGGAGTGAGAGAGCCTGGAGTAAAGGTAGTTCCCGCTCCAGTAGAAGGGTCTACGAGAGTCATTGTGGAGTTCATAGGATTTGCAGGGTCTATACCGAGTGGGTCGGTTTGCGTGTATAGACCGAGGCTCGCTGTAGCGATTGCTCCGTGAGCGTTCTGCGCCTCTTGCATAAGAGTATTCACTACATCTGCCTCCTGTGCGGCACTTGCATTTGGACTAAGAAGCCCAGCGGAGATAAGTTTGTCGTGAACCGTCGTACCCGATGCGTTCTTAAGAGCAAGAAGTGAGCCGAGCTCATTTGAAAGCGTAGAGTTTTGCGCCAAGTATGCGGCCATTGCTGGATTACCCATTGCGTTTGCAATAGGGTCGAGAATAGCGTTTATTGCTGGCGCGTTTTGATTTATATTCGCCGCCGTTATCTTGTTTTGGAGAAGCGCGGAGTTCGCTGAGATAGTACCTTCCTGTACTTTCAGGCTGTTTTGTAGACCTTGATTCTGTGTAATAAGAGTGAGGTTGTTTGAAAGCTCCTCCGCATTTGGTAGAGGCTTCCCAGTCGCGGCTGTGTAAAGCTCTTCCGCACGAGCTTGGATAGCAGACTGATACACTTTTGCTGGTAGCCCTCCCATTCCCCCCGTTGAAGCGGGTGGAGTTCCGGTTGAAAGAAATGTCTGCAAGTAATTAAATGCTCCCTGGTCTATAATTTGTGAGCTAGTTTGTGTCCCACCAGGTTTACCTGGGTCAAAGCCCGATACGTTTGCGAGTGCTCCGTATTCAGTCGTTGAGAGTCCTGTACTACCCGTCGTTGCGGCAGTGCCTCCACCTGAAAGGTTTGCGTACTTAGAAAGCACCTGTTGTACGCTTGCGCCAGTGCCCAGATTTGATGCTATAGACTGAAGTGTTGACGCAATAGCATTCAGTCCATCTTGGGCTGTAGCGAACGATGCAAATGTTCCTCCGTCGGGAGCTTTCACACCTGAATCAGTCGCACCCGCCATACCAGCGACGTATTTAACATTGCCTGGATTATTTTGTACTCCTTGTGGTGAGCCGCCTTCTGCGGCTACGATGCCAGACACTATCCCGCCTATGTCAGTACCTGAAAAGGGAGTGGTGGGGTCGGTGATACCAGCTACACTACCCACAGTATCTATATAGTTTGCGCTTGCGGTTGTTGATGCCGCGCCAGTTGAGGGGGTAGTGTTTCCATTTCCCGCGACGCCAGGAGTGATGCCAGAACCTTGAAGGGCAGTGAGTCCCGTACCAGAGCCAGTAACGGTAACTTGTCCCGTGAGAGGGTCGGTGGTGTATGCAATATAATTCGCTCCATTGTTTGGGTCGGTGAGGACGCTGGTGTTTGTACCCGTTTTAGTCATTGTCCAGCCGTAGGTAGAGGGGATGTTGAAAGGGAGTGTGAGTGTTTGAGTGCTCATTGTCGGTTTCCCGTCGGGGCCGATAGTCTGTACGCCATAGACGAGTGTATTTCCGTTTGTGGTAAGAGGCTGTCCACCATTTAAGAGCGTGTTGTTTTTTGTCGCGGCCTGTAAATAGGTTTCTGCGAGCACATTAGCATCGCCTCCGGCATATTGCAGAAGCTGGTTGTATTCTTGGGGATTAGATTTCTCTAAGTCGGCTATCGTTACACCAGAGCTTGCGAGTCCCGCGAGCGCACTCGCCATATTTGCTTGCTGTTGTTTTACATACGCCTGAGAATTAGCATCATTTCTAGTGAGAGCGTCGGTATATGCGGTGTATGCTTGTGGGATAGCAAATTGAGTAACGCTTGCCAATGCTGTAGCCTTCGCCTGTTTCGCGTTCGCTATGTTCTGTGCCGTTGCTAAATCAGTATTCTCGCCTTCAGTAATCGCTTCGCCGCTTCCCGCGAGTCCCCGTGCTCCTAGCGACGCTGAAAGGGAAGTTTGTGCATTAGTACCTGCGGCGTATGCGGCTGTTTCTGCTGATGATTCTGCATCGTTTATCGCTGAAATGACGGGAGAGATTTGATTATATACGTCTGCGTAAAATGAATCCTCACTTGGTACGGTAGTGGGGGCTTCTGATGCCATCGCGGTGCTGAACTCGGAATCACTGCCTGTTCCACCTGGTGTGGCTCCGCTCGGAGATGGAGTAGTTGTTGGCGTGGTAGTCGTTGGAGTAGTCGCGGGAGTCGTCGCGGGTGGTGTAACTGGCGGGGTGCCACTTGGAGTGTATGAAGCTCCTGTGGTTGTGGTAGGCGTAGTCGATTTTTGATTTACACTCTGCACAACACCAGGAGCCGCTGGTGTATTAGAGTAACCGACTATAGTCTTTCCGTCGGCAGAGTAGACAGGGCTTGCCATAGGTTACCAATCGATTATCACTGCTCCGGTACTCCCACCACCTCCAAGGTTTGCCCCAACGAATACTTGAATACTAGTAGTTGCGGTAGTTGTTGCTGGTGGGGCGACACCGAAATATCCTTCGCAGTATCCACCAGCTCCACCGGCGGCTGATGCTGCGCCGCCTTGACCAGTTCCTGGCGCTCCAGTAGATACAGTTGGAACCCCAGGGCCACCAAAGTAGTCCGAGCCTCCCATAGTATTTGAAGAACCTGGTTGTCCTTGACCGCCCTCAATACTCAGTACGTTTCCACCATATGCAGTACCACCTCGTCCCGCATTAGTTCCTCCTTGATTTCCTCCATTGCCATAGCAGAAATAGCCATTAGTTCCGAACGTACTCCATTGACCAGGAGAGTTTGTTGAAGAATTAGAACCTCCTGCGCCGACAAGCCGGACGTGAACGACAGGGACACCTGCGGGAACCGAAAAGGTTGATGTCCCGACCGTCGTGTCTACCCAATACTGCTTTCCAATTTCCCACGCGGGGAATGCGCCGATTTGAGTTGATGTCGCAAATACAGCGTTAGTGAAGAGAGATGCCGTTGCATTCCCTCCACCGCTCGTTGTAGAAGTAGCGATGAACATACTGTCTATCTTTCCGCTAGAGTTTGTGACGGGAATGACGTTTCCCTTCGTCGCGTTGTTAAAGGTAGAAGTTGCTATTGAGGTGGGAATAGCAAGTGTAGCATTCGTGCTTCCGAGAAGAGTAGACGCGGCGGCTTGCGCTCCCGTACCTATCTGGACGTAACCGAGTGCTGATACGGTAGCGGCGACTGCACCTGCGCCCGAGAATGCGGTGTCTTGAACAACACCCCACGACACAAGATTATTTCTATTAGCTTCCTGTGTTCCATCGGATAGATTATTATAGAGAATCGGGACAGGGAGATTCTGCACGCCGCTTAATTCATTGTTAGCTACCACGAAACCAGTACTCTGCGTTGATACCACTGCT